TTTCAGCTTTAAAATTTTTCGTTAGAATGCATTCTATGCTTATGCGATTTACGGATTTTAAAAAGAAGAATTCGAACAATTCGTATTCGCAATCTTTAGAAGATTTGACTAGCGTAGATTCAATAATGTTGATTTTAGCATGTTTTGGATTACCCGATTCTATCATGAAAAGTCTTAAACAAATATCTTTAATAACGAACAAAAAATTGTTGGATTCTCCTAATATTATTATGGATTTAATACAAAAATTTTTGGAAGTTTGTTATGATATTTTGATGTGGATTAAACAAACTTACAAGTTAGAAATTGTTGATGTTATAATAGATTTGTTGTCTCAACCATTGAATTTTGTGAAAGGTCTAAAATTAACTCACAGATTGAGTGCAATAACAATACAATACCAAAAGAATAATCAAGTTATTTTTGATCCCGTAGTGAGAGCCGAATGTGTTGAATTGTATAAAAATTTAAAAGTTAACAACTATGTACAATCTTTATTAGTTAATCCTTTGTATAAAGTTTATGCCCAACAATATTCCACTTTGGAAATTATGACTAAGTTGGCTTCTAATTTTGGAGTATCAGCACGCAGTGAACCTGTATGTATTGTGTTTGAAGGAAAAGCTGGTTCAGGCAAGTCTACTTTGATGAATAAAGTTATAGATTATTTAACGAAAAAACAATATTCTATATATAATCATACTTGTCCATCTGTGGACGCAGCCAAAGATTTTTATGATGATTATTTAGATCAAGATGTGTTCGTTATGGATGATGTCGGACAACAGGGAGTTTCTCAATGGAGGCAGATAATAAACTTTGTGTCTCCCGTTAAATTTCCTTTGGATTGTGCTGAAGCAAGGTCCAAGAATACGAAATATTTTAATAGTAAGTTATTATTATTAACTACTAATCATTTTTCAGATTTGCATAGTTTTACTAAGTCTGATTGTATAGCCGAACCGTCCGCATTATTTAGACGCTGTCACGTGCTTAATTTTGACAATATTTTGTTTGATAAGGGTAAGATGAAGGGTTATGTGCAATACAAAAAGTTTGATCATTTAACAAATACTTGGCACACTAATTTCGTAGGTCCACAATCTGATTGCGGATTAAATTCAAAATGTCCTATGGAAAATGTCAATAAAACAGTAGCTTGGGTGTATTCCATGATATCGATTTTCTTAAATAAACAACAAGAAATGTTTATAGGAAATGCTTTAACTAGAAGCGATGAAATTGAAATAGATAATATGGTTAGAGAATTTAAAGGAGAAGAAGAAGTGGTTGTGCCCTCCACAGTAGAAGAATTAAACGAATTGACAGATACTGAATATTATGACGTTTCTTCTTCTCAATCTAGCTTTTCTTACTTATCTGAATTGACGAAGGACAATGTGGATCTTTTCCGAGAATATTTTTCTTTTTTAAAAGATCAATTTTTAGAAAAAACAATTTTAGCTTATGAGTTTTTAAAAACAGATGTTTCTAATTTTTTCAATGAAAATTCTATAGCTTCAGGATTTTTACAAGGTATGTTCCAGGTAATGGTCGCTATGGCAGGTCAAAAATTTTATGAATTTATAGTTGGAGACGTTTCTCCACAAAGACTTTCAGAAAATACATTTAGAGAGCAGAGTGTCAAAACTTGGCAAGCTGCGCATGGAGATTATGTGAGGAGAACATTACCTTCTGCAATTGTAAATGAGGGTAATGATACATTAAAAGATTTGTCTCATCGTCCTATGGATGTCAGCACTAGAATCTCTTCATTGTGTTCAAAAATGAGAATAATAGAATTAATTAGTAAATCAGGTTATAAAAATGTAGCACAAGGAATAGTATCAGGAAGAAGAATAGTAGTCCAGTGTCATTCATATGACACATTAGAGGGAGTAGCCAATGTATTTAGAGATTGGCAGAGTTATAGCAATAATTCCTATGAGTGCAACAATATTCCATTTAAAGTTATTAAAGAATGGAAAGAATATGATATGGCTATTGTTGAGATTTCCTTGACTGTTCCTATATATAAAGACGCAACACACAGTTTGTTCACGAAAGATTTGGAGCTTGAAGCTCCATACAATGCAAGGCGTATGTATTTTGTCAATTCTCAGGCTGCATTAAGTTTGGACAACAATTTTACAATAAATATGGATGCATTTCAAGTACAAACTCCAACTTTAAATAGGTCTTTTACAGTACAACCAGGAGCAGGGATTGAATATTCCATTACTGCTCCAGGATTGTGCGGAAGTTTGTTGGTTGATGCGGAATTTGGTTTGTGTGGAATACACGTAGCTGGTACATCCTCCAATGGATTCGCGTTCGCGCTTCCGAAAAGAGTTTTAAGAGAATTAAAAACTCTTTTGAGTTTTAGGGAGAGCCAACATTTTGAAATTAAATTAAATGAAGACCCGAATTATTCTGGGTTAAAATTGTTTAATAACGTTTTTGATTCAAAAAGACCTCTTCAAAAAACTACTTTGAATAAGAGTGAATTGCATGAATCTCTAACTGCAGAAGCCTTAGCTGTGGGAGAAAAAGTTCCTCCTAATTTTTTGAGCTTTGGTAGTAAGACGTTGTCGGAGATAGCAAAAAAGTCTTTAAAACCAATTCCATACATTTCTAATGATGCCATAGAATTTGGGAAAAAATGTATAAGACAATTTTTTGTGGAATTTGCAGATTTATCAGATAAAGAAGTAGTTAAAGGTATAAAAGAAGAAGAATTAGCGAGTTTGAACAAATTGTCCGTTAATGGATTTGGATACAACAAAGATAAGACACTGTATATTGACTTTGAAGAAGGAGCTATTACACCTCTTTTTAAAGAGAAAATAGATAGTTTTATACGGAATTGTAAATGTGATCAAACTACAGTTGAAGAATTATTGTTTTACGAATCATTCAAAGACGAATTACGCACAACAGAAAAGAAAGACAAGCCTCGTTCTTTTAGAGTGGCTCCTTTACATCACACTTTTTTAGTAAAGAAATATATAGGAAAATTATTTGCTCATTGTAAGAAAAACATGTGGAATAATCAAATAGCTATTGGAATGAATCCGTATAAGCATTGGAACAAACTTTATCAAAGACTTAAAAAATGTTATATTAATTTTGATGGAGATTTTGGTAATTGGGATGGAGGAGCTCCTGCCCAAATTCAAGATGCTATTTCAGATTTGGTTATGGAATTTTACAAGGGACAAGAACCAGAGACATTGCG